TAACAGTGCAGCAACCACCGCTGGGGAAGCAGTTATCACGATTCTGTACGCACAAGCCTACAACACTGCGGTACAGCCATAGGGAGTAGGTAATGTCTAGTTCTGATATCCAATCAAAACGGATTACGGGAACCGGATCATTAGGTGTTGGCCCTGCGCGTATTACGCAGATTCAAGTCCTGACTACTACTGGCTCTCCTCGACTTACTGTTGAAAATGGTAATGGTGGGCAGACGGTGTTGGATCTGGATTTTAGTGCAAGTTCTACGCATTCGGTCAATATCCCTGATGACGGCATCCGATGTTCTGATGATGTTTACGTTTCGACTTTTACTGCTTGTACAGCAGCGACTGTTTTCTATAGGTAACGCAGATGCGTGCCTACTACAAAGCGGGTGGGGGAGTATCTAAATCCCCTGCGTGGACGCGTAAGGAAGGCAAGAGTGAGTCTGGCGGTTTGAACAAAAAAGGCGTTGCTAGTTATCGTAAGGCTAACCCCGGCAGCAAGCTAAAAACTGCTGTTACTACGAAACCAAGCAAGCTGAAAAAAGGTTCTAAAGCCGCCAAACGCCGCAAGTCCTTCTGTGCCCGTATGAAAGGTATGAAGAAGCGTAATACTAGTGCTAAAACAGCGAATGATCCGAATAGCAGGATTAACAAAAGTTTACGGAAGTGGAACTGCTGATGCCCGCTAAGTCTAAAAAACAACAGCGGTTTATGGCGGCGGTAGCTAACAACCCTAAATTCGCTAAACAAGTTGGTGTCCCAAAAAATGTTGGAAAGAAATTCATGAAGATGAAGAAGTATAAATCTGGTGGTTTTCCTGACCTAACTGGCGACGGTAAGGTTACGCAAGCCGACATTTTAAAGGGTCGTGGAGTAAAAAAACTAAACGAAGGTGGTGTAACGAACATGAAGAAGCAAGGATATAATGCTCGCCTAGATGATTCTATGGGCGCTAAAAACGGTAAGAAAAAGCAGTCCATGAAATCTCGTCGTGATGAAAGTGAAGGCATGGAGAAGTCAATGGGCGGACGTAAGTTTGCTGGTGACAAGGCTATGAAATTCCAACGTGGTGGACGTATGCCTGTTGGTATGGCTAACCCACGCGCTGGTGTTACGGGTAGCCCAAGTGCTTTGACGGAATATATCGACGCAAACGGACTACCTATGCCTGAAGAGAGTAGACCCCGACGTATTAGTGATCCCACTGCTGAACAGCGTCGTCAAGCAGCAGCCCGAAGCCGTAGAGGTTCTACCCGCAGAGGCGGTGGTGGTAGAAAAGCTGGCGGTAAAATCTACAAGTCTGGTGGAAAAGTCCGTGGAGCAGGTTGTGCTACCAAAGGCGTTCGTAAAGCCAAAATGGTAAGTATGAAAGGTAGCTAATGCGTTGCTACTATAAAAAAGGCGGTTCGGTTAAAGACGCGTGCTATAACAAAGTTAAGTCACGCTACAAAGTCTTTCCGTCCGCCTATGCTTCAGGTGCTATTGCGAAGTGTCGTAAAAAAGGCGCTAAGAACTGGGGTAATAAGAGTGGCCGTTAGAAAGACTGCAAAGGGTGCAGCCCTAAAACGTTGGTTCAAGGAAGACTGGAAGGACGTTCGTACCGGTAAAGACTGTGGACGAACCAAGGGTGAAAAGCGTGGTACACCGTATTGTAGACCTACAAAGCGGGTATCTGCCAAGACACCAAAAACGTCTTCTGAAATGACCAAAGCGGAGAAGACCAAACGGGTAGCCCAGAAGAAGAAACTGGGGCAACCAGCGGGTAAACCGAAGCGTGTAGCGTCGTTACGTAGGAAGAAACGAAGTGGCTAAAGGTGTAAAACATTACTTCAAAGATGGTGCAGAACATAAAGGTGGGATGCACAAACACCCTGATGGTACGTTGATGACAGGTAAAAATATGTCTAAAGCATCAAAAAAGCTGTACCACTATGGGGATTTATCCAAGAAGGCTAAAGAAAAAGCTAGAAACGGCTGGAAAAAATAATGGCTACATCAGGCACAACAGCATTCAATATGCCGTTCACAGACATCGCTGAAGAGGCGTGGGAACGCGCTGGGCGTGAGTTACGGTCTGGGTATGATCTCCAGACTGCACGTCGTTCTATGAATCTGATGACGATTGAGTGGCAGAACCGTGGCATTAATATGTGGACTATCGAGCAAGGGTCATTGGATCTTGTGCAAGGACAGTCTACTTATGCGTTACCTGACGACACTATTGATCTGCTAGAACACTCTATTCGGACGGGTGCAAACAACCAAACCACACAATCTGACCTAACACTGAGTCGGATTAGTATTAGTACGTACTCGTCAATACCAAACAAAATAACACAATCTCGACCCATACAAGTCGTAGTGCACAGGGATAGTGGGCAAACTTACCCGACAGGTCTTACGTTAGCTGCTACCGCATCCAGTACTGATACGACTATTACTCTTAGTGGGGTGGCTGGACTACCTCCTGCGGGGTTTATTAAGTTAGAAAACGAGATTATTAACTACAGTTACATCATCGGTAACGTGTTACAGAACTGCTTTAGAGGCCAACAGGGCACTACAGCAGCGACACATACCGTAGGTGGTACCGCTATACCAGCGTACTGGGAACAAGTCCCCTCGGTAACTGTATGGCCCGTCCCGGACAATGTTGAAAGCTACCAGATTATTTACTGGCGTATGCGACGTGTGCAAGACGCAGGTAACGGTATCGAGACGGCTGACATGAATTTTAGGTTTTTCCCGTGTCTAGTAGCAGGGTTAGCCTACCATATTGCTATGAAAGTCCCTGAGTTTATGGATAGAGTACCCATGCTCAAGGCAGCATACGAAGAACAATTTGAACTTGCTGCAGGAGAAGACAGGGAAAAAGCCCCGATTAGGTTTGTGCCTCGCGCAGGTAGGATCTAACAATGGGCACGAGGTTTGCTTCTGATAAGAAAGCCATCGCCATGTGCGATGTGTGTGGGTTCCAGTTCAAACTAAAACAATTAAAAAGTTTGGTTGTTAAGGATAGAGAAACGCAAATAAAAGCGTGTCCTGAGTGTTGGAATCCAGATCAACCACAGCTTAAACTAGGTGAGTTTCCGGTCAATGATCCACAGGCAATACGGAATCCTAGACCAGATAGAAGTCTAGGCGTATCGGGAGTTTATAGTAGCAGAGATATACAGTGGGGTTGGAACCCTGTAGGTGGTGGGAATGACCCATTTGGCTTAACCCCTAACAACTTAGTAGCTACTGGGTCAGTAGGTACAGTTACAGTAACGACTGCATAGGAGTAGTACGATGCACAACTCTAAAAACGTTTTTGGTATGGACGAAGTAAAAGTACATAAAGACAAAGGTGTTAAGGCTTACGGCCCCAAGCCAAGTATGAAAGGCGTTAAAACGTCTGGAATTAAAATGCGCGGTGCTGGCGCTGCGACTAAAGGTTTTATGTGTCGAGGGCCGATGGCTTAAACCATGAATTACACGCAGCTTAAAGCAGACATTCAGGACATTTGTGAAACAAGTTTTACAGATGACCAGCTCGCTTTGTTCACTGAACAGTCAGAACAAAAGATATATAACACTGTACAGATACCTGCGTTACGTAAAAACGTTACTGGTTCGCTGACCACAGACAACAAATACCTAGATACACCGTCTGACTTTTTATGGTCGTACTCGTTAGCAGTAGTTGACGGTAATGGTAACTATTCGTACCTCATTAATAAAGACGTTAACTTTATACGTGAGGCATACCCTAACGCTACTTCTACCGGACTGCCTGTGCATTACGCATATTTTAATGATGATGCGTTTATTGTTGGGCCGACACCTAACAGCGGGTACGCGGTAGAGCTACATTACGGGTATTACCCCGAGTCTATCGTGACCGCAGGTACTACGTGGCTAGGTAATGAGTTCGACAGCGCGTTGTTGAATGGTGCGTTGGTTGAAGCAATACGGTTTATGAAAGGTGAACCTGATCTTGTGGCGCTGTACGAGCGGTTATTTTTACAGACTCTCGGCCTACTCAAGAATCTTGGGGATGGCAAACTACGCGAAGATGCGTTTCGTTCAGGGCAATTACGGGTTCCAGTAACTTAAGGAGTTTAACATGGCAATTACACAGGCAATGTGTACTTCGTTCAAGCAAGCATTACTTGACGGAGAAATGGATTTTAGTAGTAACACGGCGCAGTCTTATAAGATCGCGTTATATACGTCTAGCGCGTCTTTGGATGCTGCAACTACGGCATACACTACGAGTAACGAAGTGGTAGGTACCAATTATGTGGCGGGGGGCAACACGCTGTCTATCTCTACCAACCCCACTACTGGGGGTACTACGGCGTTTCTTAGTTTTGCTACGACTACGTGGACTACGGCGACAATTACAGCGCGTGGAGCTTTGATTTATCAAGCTGGTGGTACTAATCCAGCAGTTGCCGTGCTTGATTTTGGTAGTGATAAAGGGTCTTCAGCAGGTGATTTCCAAATTACATTCCCGACCGCTGATGCGACTAACGCGATTATCAGGATAGCTTAGGTATAGCTGATGCCATCCTCTACGACATATGAAGGCTGGGGACGCGCCAGTTGGGGGCAAGGTTCTTGGGGAACTCCCCTTATTATTGTCAATGTCGATGGCGTCCAAGCAACCGGAG